TGTATTCTTATCAAAAACATCTGGAGGTTCTGCAAACATCATGACCCACAACCCCATGCGAGCTGCCTTCATAATGAATGTAAGAACTGGCCGGTCATTCTTTTTATACTCCACATAAGAGCACGCGCCGTAACCGATTGCAAAGACTAGGAAGACCCCTAGTATTAATTGTTTCTTACTGACTTGCATCCAACCAATCTCCATGATGAAGGTCTCGATAAGGGAATCCTTGAACTGAACCAATCGCGAACGAATCGCGCCAAGTACCGAGCATCGAGTCCACCACGTCACGCTTTGCCCAGAAAGAACCGTCCGGCTGATCGTCGGGGAACTTGCCTCCGTTCACATAATCCCCCCACGAATTAATAATTAGCAGTCCGTCATGGCTGCTCCCATTCTTTTTGTATCGCACAGCTGCTGCATACATGCAATGAGCCCAGCTGCCTTTTCGTTCACACCACCCATCAGCATTACGAGTGCGGTTGAAACCTACACCAGAGCATATAGCCACACAGAAACCTGACTCTATAGCTGCAGCGGCTTCATCAAAGTTTGTGACTAGGGCAACATGCAGAGCTGGGTGCCGCTTGGCAATAGAGTCCAGCTTACCTTCGTCGCCTTCTCCACCGTTACCCCAATGGCCCCAGTCTTTACACCGAGATACCGAGTACTTCCGCAAGTCATGTCCGCCAACATTGTCCCGGAAGATCAGCCCCCACTGCGACAACCACTTGGCCGCAGCTCCACCGTAGCTTCCGTCTCGGTAGCCCCCAGTCCCCTCAGGCTTTCCACGCGCCTCAACCCTACTTCCACCATAACAGCTAGTGGGACTGGTAAGTAACGGAGGCTCTGGGACTTCTCCTTCTGACCACGCCACACACAATGAACAGTAAGCTGCTTGACTAAAGCCCCAGCCAACACAGCTGCCTACAGAGCCTTGGTTTCCGGGAACCCAGGGCTTGTTGTATCGCGCTTGGTGCGCACGAAACATTGACCTATAAAGGAACGTGTCAATGCCACGAGATTTTTCGATCACCTCCCTCCCGGCGTCTCGGAATAGGGGCTGGTCCAATTCACTAAGGAATGCTTGCGTTCCCTCGGGATTTGGATCGTACCCTAGACCAAGTGCCTCGGCAGTTGGGCGTGGTGCCGAGCACGTACTACACAAGGCAACCCCAAGGATTGCCGCTATCGCAAAGATCCTAGCGCGCTGCATATTCTGCCGACCTCGCTAGTTCTCTATACGCCGTCACCCATTTCGCACGTTGCTCTGGAGTCACCGGACCACCAGACACGCCGAGCTTGTTCGTTAAGTATTCTCCAACTGCATCAGCCACATGGGGCTGTCGTTCGCCGATGCTGTCTCCACGGAGAAAAAGATTGCGAGCCCTGACTCTCAACAGATCATACTGCACACCTGTATTCAACACAGGATCTTCTTGCATGCCATCCCACTCAATCTCTGAAGCAACTTCTTCGCACAACGCAGCCATTAGCAAAGCGTCTTCACCTGCAGTGGGTCCAATAAACAGCCCCTTCAAAGGTATGTCGTTCTCAACCGGAGCAGGGGAAGGGGCAGCTGTTTGATACTCAACATAAGCGATCACACACGCAGCAATCAGCACAGCAATACCAATGAGACGCCTCATTACTTTCCACTCCCTCTTACTAGAGCAAGAGTTATCACATCAATCGATTCAAGCTCTATAGAACTAAGCTCTTCTGTCTTCTCCAGCCTGTCTCTAACATTCGCTAAGCAGCCTATTGACTCAGGAAACGAAGGCCACTCACCTGCAGGAGGTGGGTCGAGTTCGTAATCCGACAAGTCAAACCCTGTCGACTTACCCTTCTGCTTACTAGGCCAAAACAACACAGCAAGTCCTACTGCGATTAATAATAAAGTCACTATTCCCTCAACAGTCTAAGAACAGATTCGATTGCACCGTCACTGAAATGAATTAAGAGCGACCGAACGGACGGTTTGATAATCAGCCACACGGGATAGAAGTAGACAGGCACAGCCTTGTCAGCGATAGCGTCAAACAGTGCAGTGATTGCATCCAAAGCCCACCTCTTCTTGAGAGGCCCTGGTACTGGGACTGACTCTAAACCTTCAACTGTTATTCGCATGAAGTCGTAGAAAATTTCACCGAACTCTTTAAGAGTCAAACCGTCATGCGCCTTTGCAGCAGCAGCCTCAACAGCAACCTGTATGTCTTGTATAAACTCAGCGGCTTTACTAGCCTTCAGCTCTGGTCGTTCTGGCATTATCGCATTCTCCCATACTGAGAGTTGCGCTGAGCCCTACCCCCACCACCTCTTTGAAAGCGGCCTACTGTGTTAGCAGGACCCCTTTGCACACGCCCTTGGGTCGCTCCTCCCATGTAACCTGTCCTTGAAACCTTAGGGTTATTGCTTCTTAACCCTCCTAGAACTGACCTGGATTTCATCTGTACCTCGCTGTCTTTTTTGCTATCCCCTTAGGCTGCCTTACGAACTGTTTGCCTTTTGATTTGCCTTCTCTCTTAGCACGAGTGGTAGCTGCGTACTCATTGTCACTCAGAGACTCGATTGCTTTCTTCGGTAGGTATCTCTCCCCTGTGTCGCTAGACTTCTTCCCACTCTTAGTCTGCCACTTCTGCTTCCCCCAATCCTTTAAGGACTTCTGGCTTTTTCTTAGCCCGGACAGCACACCCATTAAGTGTAACCCCCACCCTTTTCTTTATAGAGCTTTGCTAACAACTGTGCCTTGCGAGCACTCCACTGACCAGCAGCAGTGCCGTGAGTAGCACGGCCCTTAATGCTATTAAATAATTTCTTTCTCATCCCAGGCTTGGTATAGTTACCAGCCTCATTGACTTTACTCTTAGCCATCAGCATCTCCACTTCCTTCTTGCTTTGCGCAAACGACTGTTCGGATCTTTAGCTGCCTTAGGGAACATCTTCATCTGACCGGCAGACCGAGCACAGTAACTATCTCTTCGCTTGCCACCTTCAGGTTGAGGTCTCTTTAGATTCCCACCAGTCTCCTTATTATATGAAGCACGACCCTTTGCATTCAGGCCACCCTCTGGGTTTTGTCCTTCTTTGCGAGTCCAAGCAGGAGTCTTCTTGCCCCTCCTTGCCTTGCGTACCCTGTCACCTTTTCTGTCTGCCACCTTATTTACCTACTTTACTCATGGCTATTTGGTGAGCTTCACTAAAGGTTTTACCTGAACGCATTGCACTCATCATGACCTTCATGTGTTCGGGTGTATGATGACTAGCGTGTCTTTTTAACGCATCAGATTGACGCTCAGTCATACCCGAACCCTTAGCTTTGCGTACTCGGTCACCTGCTTTGTCTGCCATCATCCACCCATCGTAGCGTTTTGAGCATTGACTATATTTTGCGTCCCACGGTCCACGGCGCGTTCTAGTTCTTGAAGCGTTGGCATTCGATCACCTAGATCTTCAGGCAACCACGACATGTGAGATGCGATACCAAGCATTGCGTCGTAAGCCGCCTCCACATTCGTATCAGTAGGGCTAACCTTCGCAAGCTGACGCAAGTTGTTTATACGACTCAACGATGCCATGTGCTGCGGAAATTTGCCGGACTGCCTGTACGTGTTTTCCATGCAACTCAATCGCCCCAAAGAGGACCAAGGGAATTGGCCCTTTCTTGGACCCATTTATTTATGTCCCCTAAATCCCCGTACGGGAGCATTACTTTCTCCCGCACCCAGTCTGGGTCAAGGCCAGTAGCCCATGAGCACTCTTCAAACGTAAGGTCCCTACTTCCCTCTCCTGACATCCACAGCCACGCAGCACAGCCGTCTAGCAGCTTATCGTCAACAACCCTACTGAATGGCATACGGGAGCCCTGAGGGAACGTGCGAGCCTGTTCAGCGACAAACCTAGAAGACTTGATGGCCTGAGACATCACGGTCGCAGCGAATCTTTTGACGCCTGTGTAGTTAGTGTCTTCAGAAAAACCGGAGGCCCCTTCCTTGGGGCCCCCGATCTCAATGCAATCCATTGCGTTAGAAACCACCCCAGTCATCCTCCTTGCCTTGAGCGCCAACTGGCACGGCATTTGAGGAATTGCCACCACCGCTTCCAAGCAGCAATAGCTTCTGTACATTCAAGCGTAGCACCGCTTTAACTTCGCCGGACTTCGAGTCGTAGGTGTTCAGCTGAACATTCCCACTTACAAGAATCGGCTTGCCTTTCTTGATGTACTCAATCACACCATTCGGACGCCAGTAACTGCAGTCGACCCAAAGGACGTCTTGGTTCTGACGACCGTTCACAGCAATACCAAAGCTTGCGACATCCTTGTCATTAACTTTGCGAACTGTTGCATCTCTCGTCACGTTTCCAGTAAAGGTACACTGATTCAAACCTTCCATAACTTACTCCTTAACAGGGGGTTTGCAGCCTTGCTCTCGTAAAGCACCCTCGTTGATATCAGGCCAAAGCTCAACGGAGTGTATAGCACCAATGACATTCCATGCGGCATGCCCAAGGTGATCCTCGTCCCTGTCTCCAGACAGGTATTCGTAAATGTGCCTAATGGCATGATTAAGTAAATCATTCACAGGCATCCCGGCCTCCCAGTTGAAGTCGCTGTACTTCTTCGCACCTTCAGCACACGCTCTTGCAACTGCCTTCAAACCAACCGGACTAATTAAATCAAAACGATAAGGCTCGGCGTCACTGGAACGCACGGCTCCAGTCTCATACTCTACAGTATTACCGAGCTTCACCTTC